CGCCCTCGCCGCCCGCCGGGGCATCCGCAAGGCAGCGTAAAACGCACGTTTTATTGCACCTCGTCTCGACAGAAAGGAGTCCCGCCTATGAACCCTCTGCATCAACTGACCCGGCGGCCGGTGAAGGCGGCCTTCGGCGTTCTGCTGCTGGCCCTGGCCGGGGCCATTCTGTGCCTGTCCGGCGGCCAATACTGGGCCGCTGCCCAGACCCGGGCCGCAGTGGAGGAAAACTACACCACGGTGGCGGTGGTCACCGGCGGCATGCAGCAGCTTGTGGCCAGCGGCAACATTGTGATGGTGGACATTGGCAACACATATGAAGCCAATGCGTTTTTGCAGAAGCCCGCCCAGCAAAACTGGAGCATCGTCCGCGGCCAGGCCACAATGGGCCTTGTCAGCGGATACAGTCCGCAGCTGAGCCCGCTGAATAAATTTTACGCCTCCACCGCGGATAAATCCGACACCCGCATAGACGATTTTCCCAACGCGCCCTATGACTTCGCTGTGCTGGAGGTGGAGATCACCCGGGTGGGACCGGAGACCACCTCGTATGCCTATGAGTCCATCAAGATAGTTAGCTGAATTTGCCTATATGCCGAAAGGCCCGCAGAAATGCGGGCCTTTTTCATTTTGCAAAGGAGGACAAGACTATGGGAATTCTTGATGCGTTCGCCGCTGAAGACCGCGTGGACGTGAAGTTCTCGACTTTCCATGAACTGATGAAGGGCTGCGTCGAGCGCGAGCTTATCACCAACGGACTGAAGCACAAAATCCCCCACGCACACATTCTGGCAATGCTCGGCGAACTGCCGGAGCCGGAGGTCGCGGCAGATGTTCAGAAGGAGGCTGTGAGCTATGGAAACGATTGAATTTGATAAGCAGCCTATCGAGAAGGCACTTGAAGATTGGGGCGCTGAGATTACCGGTATCAACACCCTGCTCGGTTGCTGTGAGCTGCTGGCAGGTCTGGCCGAGGAAGCCACAGAACTGGCGCAGGCTGCGCTGAAGATGCGCCGGACACTTGACAAGAGCAACCCAACACCGATGACAACCGGCGATGCGTCCCGCAATCTGAATGAGGAGTTCGCTGATGTCCTGCTCTGCGCGGCGGTACTCGGGTTTGACCGCGAGGAGATCGCGCGTATCATTCGGGAGAAAGCTGCTCGGTGGAGCACCAGATTGGAGGAGGGCTGCGATAATGTTTGAGTATCTGCCGGAACGTCCGCTTGAACCGCCCGAGGGAAAGCCCATCGCCTACTGCGATTACTGCGGCGGCGAGATTTACGAGGGCGAGACCGTGTACAACATCGACGGGCAGCTCATCCACGAAGACTGCTTGCACGACTTCGCCGACGACTACTTCAAGGACTGCAAAGAGGAGGCTGTGAGTTATGCAGAGGCGTATTGTTGACATCAAGAAGGACATCTCCGCGCACTCTGCCCGGTCCGCTTGGGACAAGGGTGTCAAGGGCTACGCGGTTGAGATGTTCGATGACTATGTGGACCGGTTACACATCACCGATGATTCGGTCCGTATCGGGAAGATTGCAGAGACCGACCTGCTGAATGGTGCGCGGGACTGGGAGCAGTACAGCTACGGAGGCTGTGCGGAGGTCTATGACGGCGACATCTGCGAGCGGCTCTGCACCGAATCCGAGAAGAAGAAAACCCACGATGGCGAGCTGCCACTGATGGGCGAGGACTGGCTGACCGTTCAGGCCCGTGCCCTGCGGCAAGCAGCACGAATCGTCATCCGCTATGCGAACAGGAGGGATTGAGATGTCGGTAGCATTACAACCGCTGACCCACCCACGTGTGGCAGAGTTCGCCCGGAAGTTCCGCTTCCCCGGCTGGTACATCGACAGCACCGGCTGTTACGGGTGTGTGCTCGGGAAGTATTGGATTGCGGTCTTCGTGAATGACTGCGATGAATCTCTCGACATCACGGTAGACACCGTGGGCGAGACAGGCTACTTCGACAAGAATCTCGAATGGGAAACCGCAGAGAGCGATGACGAGCTGGCGTTGACCGCCACGCGGTTCATGGCGAAGTACACGCTGAAAAGCTGAAAGGAGAAGCATGATGATTGTTGAACGGCAGTATGTGAATCCGATGGAGATGACGTTCATCGGGAAAGACGGCTCGATGGGGCTGCGTCACGGCAAGACCTACCGCGTGTTGATGTTCTGCGCGGAGGGCCACATCTGGGTGAGCTGGAATGACAGCGATGACCGTATGAAAGTCTGCCCGTACACCTCGCTGAATACCCTGTACGCCAACTGGAAAACTCCTACTCCTAAGCTGAGTAACGAGGGTGCCTATAAGATTATTGCCAAGCACCTCTATCGCGCTCACAGGATGTACACGGGCGGTAAAACGCTGGTTATCCTCGCGAACAGTATCGAGGAGGCAACCGAGAAAGCTCGCGCAGCATTTGGCATCTCGACCGTGATTGTGCGCCGCGTTGATGCCACCGAGGACCCGCAGGTTTACGAGGTGTGAGCTATGAATCGCAAGACCGCTGACCGCATCATCGTTAAGAGCAACGCTCGCATGAAGATGGTTCTCGACTGGTACTACGAGAACAAACATTGGCTTGACCGCGAGCCGTTCCTCGCCCCGATGGAATTTGGTGTGGTGGAGCTGCGTGAGGAGCAGATTGAGTTCACGTTTGAGAATACTCGCGATGTGGTGGAGATTGCGATTTATCCCACGGTCCAGCCGAACATTCCGGCGTCCATCATCTTTGACTACATCCCGGAGCAGATGGATATTGCCAACCGTCGAGTAGCCCCGGAGCTGACGGAGCCAAAACGGTTGGCGCTTGACCTCGTGCTTCGTTATGACCGGACACCGGAGAAAGAGGCACTGAAGTACCATGCGCTGATGTTGTTCATGACTTATTACCGCGAGGTAGTTGAGGTCGAGCAGCGAGTTGAGCACCGGCCAGCCAAGGCCAAGAAGAAAGGCCGAAAGGCGCGGCGGGTGCAGCCGCTCATCCGGCGATTCTACACGCTGGCTGAGTTCGATGCTGACGCCCTGCCGAAGCCTGAACAGGCCAAACGGAAGTACACCAAGCCCGAGCACGAGGTCAACGTCAGAGGCCACCTGCGCCGGTACAAGTCCGGCAAGACAGTCTGGGTCAAGCCCTCGGTTCGGTATAAGGGCAAGACCGCCCAGCACAAAGAATACGAGCTGTAAGGAGGAATTTTATGCGATACGGATTGGTAATTGCCACCGAGAGCGAGATGGAGGTGTTCCACCGGCGCTACCGTGTGTCAAACACAGGGCTGATGAGGCTGAAAGGCTTCACCGCCCTCCGATACAAAATTTTAGGTCAGGAAGTTTGGGCAGTGCAAAGCGGAGCCGGGGAAATCCGAGCAGCCGCCGCAACGCAAGCCCTGCTCTCTGAGTTCAGCATTGATGCGATCCTGAATTTCGGGGTTTGCGGCGGGCTGGACGAGAGGATTCCACTGGCGCAGCCGCTCATCGTGAGCAACGTCATCCACTACGACTTTGACATCTCCGGCGTAGATGGCCGCGAGCCGGCGAAGTATGAACAGTACCCAAGCGTTCATATTCCCGCTGACCTCGATATTGTTTACGCAGCATCAGGGGCGAATCCGGGCATCCTCCGAGTGACTTGCGCGTCCGGCGATAAGTTCCTTGACAGCGCGGGTGACAAGCGCAGCCTCCATCACCGCTTCGAGACCGCGCAGATTTGCGATATGGAGGCGGCGGGTATCCTGCTCACGGCGAATATGTCCAGCACTCCGGCGCTGCTGATTAAGGCCGTGTCGGACGGTGTGACCGGTGGCGCGGAGGAATACCACAATACGCTCGACAGTGCAGCAGAGAGCTGTCTTGATGCGCTCGAAAATTACCTGAATCAGATTTGGGAGGTACAGAATGTTTGAGGCCCTGCAATTTATCTTTTCGAGTTTCTGGGTTTGGCTCGGGTTCACCACACTGGTAGCTGTTGTGCTGAATTATTTGGTGGACGCCATTGAAGCCATCCGCCGGGGGCGCAAGGTGAAGATTTACAACTTCGAGAACGGGTATCACACCGTTGAAATTGAGAACGCCTCTCTCGCTGACATTGAGGCGATTATCGAGGCAAAGAAGCTCGACACATTCGAGCAGAAAGGAGAACTCACCAATGATTAAGAATTTCACTCCGCGGCCCTATGAGGGCGGCAACCCGCTCCCGGACTACGTGGGCAATCGAAGTGAGTATGTGCTTATCGGGGATGTTCCCGGCGGCTACAAAATCACGCTGGCGAAGCTGACTGTGGGTGATTCCGTGAGCGCCGGCAACCCTCTCGCCCACGCTTTGTTTGAGAGTTACACAGACCACGGCGAGCGAGCCAAGGTCGCCCGGACCCGCGTGAGCGGATTTGACCGGGAGTTCATGGCCGTCAGGAGCGCCATGAGTGAGACCGGGGTTGAATTTCACCCCACGGTTTCCTGCCCCAGCGAAACCATTTTGGAAGCCCTTGGCGAGTGGTTCATGGCGAGCAACCCCGAAATTGCAGGGGTCTCCGTCGTGTCACAAATCTGTCATTGACCTGTCAGTATAGGAGGTGCTACAATGATACCGTCGGATTTCATAGTTACCCACGCACCCATGCACCTGCGCTTGGAAATCAGGAAGAAGTGCAACTTCTTCTGGCTGCGAGATATTCGAGATGTGGACATCTCGCAGTGCTGCGCGAAGTGCTTCATCGGCGAGAAGGACAACCGCGTTTACTACGGAACGCTGCAAAAGTCCAGTGCCGTTGTGGACATCATCGTCAAGCAAAGCCCGAGAGCGAAGGCGTATTACCTTTGCGGTCTGAGCGAGGGATTTGTGTGGGAGCTGAACACGCACGTGGCGTTTGTACCTGACAGCAATTCGGAAATTCACATCGACAATGACCGAATCAAGCTGGACATCACGAACGCTCGGCGCATCCATTTTTGGGACTATGTGCCGAATCCACCCGGAATCTACACAAAGCAGCAGCGGACCTGCCGAAACTGGATATTCGCAAATTACTTGAAGGATGGGATGCCATTATGATTGTGAGCGCGAGTAGACGGACGGACATTCCCGCACTGTTTTCCGAGTGGTTTTACAACCGTGTGGGTAAGGGATTTGTCCTCCTTAGAAACCCATATAACCCTCTACAAGTCGGGCGTGTCGCACTCACGCCCGACAAAGTAGACGGGTTTGTTTTTTGGACCAAAAACGCGGCGCCCATGCTCGGGAGAATCCACGAGCTGGATGCGTTCAAATATTATTTCCAATACACCATCACTCCGTATGGGCGGGATGTTGAGAGAAATATCCCGGACAAGCACGAAGTTGTGATACCTGCTTTCAAGAAAATCGGGGCCGACAAAGCTATCTGGCGGTACGACCCCGTTTTCATAAACGACCACTACACATGGGACTACCACATCCGGGCGTTCACAAAGATGGCCGAAACCTTAGAGGGCCACACGCACAAGGCTGTGATGAGCTTTGTGGATTCCTACCGGTCGGTAGATCTGAGGCCGCTGAATATTCAGCCGCTCACACCGGAGCAGCAACGCGAATTTGCGCAGCAGCTCTTTGAGATTGCAGCCCAGCACGGCATCGTCCTTTCTTCTTGCGCGGAAGACTTGGGAATCCCCCATTCCTGTTGTGTGGACGGGGCGATGTTCGGAGTTAAAAAGCCGAAGGATCGCAACCAGCGGGGTCGGTGCCAATGCGTTGAGAGCGTTGACATCGGCGCATACAGCACTTGCAGCAACGGCTGCGCTTACTGCTACGCAAACCATTACGGCTACGTTCAAGCCCCGCCCAGCGTGGATTGCGACCTCTTGGGGCCGCCCCTGAACGGGAACGAAAAAATAAAGCAAAGGAACTGATACGATGATTGAGAAAGTAAACCCGTCCCACCCGGACAAGATTGCTGACCGCATCGCCGGCGCGATTGTGGACCTGGCCTATCAGGTCCAGCCCGACCCGAAGATCGCCGTGGAGGTCCTCATCGGGCATGGCGTGTGCCACGTCATCGTTGAGACTTCTGCTCCGCTGCTCATGCCGGAGGCGGTCAGGGCCATCCACAATGCCATTCGCCGCATCGCCGGTCTTATCCAGATTGACCTGACCATTGTCCCGCAGGACGCTCACCTCGCTGACAATCAGAGCGAGGGCTTTCGCTGCGGCGACAACGGCATCTTCAAGGGGATGCCGCTTACGGATGAGCAGAAGACGCTTTCCGCGATTGCCCGCGACATCTATGCCGCCCACCCGTTTGATGGCAAGTACATCCTCGACGATGGCCGGCTCATCATCTGCCAGAGCAACGCTGCGAGGGCTGACATCGAGAAGCTGTACCCGACAGCGGAAATCAATCCGCTGGGCGACTGGACTGGCGGCACCGATGTGGACACCGGCGCGACCAACCGCAAGCTCGGCTCCGATATGGCCGATTCCGTCACCGGCGGCGGGCTGCATGGCAAGGACCTGTCCAAAGCGGACGTGTCCGTCAACATCTACGCTTTCCTGAAAGCGCAGGAGACCGGCAAGCCTGTCGAGTTGTGCTGCGCCATCGGGGATGACACCATTGACGGCAAGCCCTACGAGGAAATCGTGGAGATCGCTCGTCATCACATCCAGTCCGTCGGAGGCTTTGAGGCTTTCGCGGAGTGGGGGCTGTATTAACGGAAATTGAATAGGTGAAATCAGGGAGCCTTCCGTTTTTGCGCGGAGGCTCCCTTTTTTATGCTCAGAACAAGGAGGACAAGACATGGAGATAGTCTACAAACGGGTAGATGAACTCATCGAGTATGAGGGAAACGCCCGTCGAAACGATGCCGGCGTGGCGAAAGTCGCCGACAGCATCCAAGAATTCGGGTTTCTTAACCCAATCACCATTGACGCCAACAACGTCATCATTTCGGGCCACACCCGCCTGAAAGCCGCAAAGCGGCTCGGCATGGAGGAAGTTCCCTGCATCATCCAGAATCTGTCCGAGGAAGACGCGAAGTTGGCCCGCATCGTGGATAACAAAAGTCATGAGTATTCCACGTGGGATGTCGGCAAGCTCCATCAGGAGCTGAGCGGTATCGGCTCGGATTTCAAAACCACGTTCTTTACCCCCAACCGCGACCGCAAATTCTTCACCGAACACAAGTGCCTTATCTTCGGCAACAACGAGCTGCCGCTTACGGAGGACGAGTACAACCGGTTGAAAGCGGTCTACGATGACTACATCAGCAGAAACAAAACTTATCTGGGGTTTGTTCTGTTCCTGACGGGAGGTAAAGAGGAATGAATATCAGAGAGATTTCTACTTCTCGGCTGAGAGAATATGAAAACAACCCGCGTAACAATGACCTCGCCGTCGAGAAGGTAAAATACAGCATTGAGCGTTTCGGCTTCCTGTTCCCCGTCGTTGTGGACATGAACTACACCATCGTATGCGGCCACACCCGTGTGCGGGCTTGCCGGGAGATGGGGATTCAGACAGTCCCGTGTATCATCGCGGACGAACTGACCGAGGAGCAAATCAACCTGTTCCGGCTGGTGGACAACAAGACCAGCGAATACAGCGATTGGGACTTCGAGAAGCTGAAATCCGAGCTGTCCCGAGTTGACCTCACGCTGGAAAAGAACCAGCTCCTGCTCGACCGTTTCGAGTTGAGCGCGGAGGTCTTTGACATCGAGCCTGAGCAGGCCGAAATTAAGATCCCCGCTTTCAATTTCATGGGCGTGAATGATAAGCCTAAGCATAAAAAGCCGCAGGTGAGCACCATCCACAGCCCCGATGTAGTTGGAGGCGTTGATGATGAAATTGAACCGAGTATTCCCGAAGCACAAGAAACAGCGCGGGATGACGTCGCTCCGATACACAATTTCACCGCAGATGTTACCCCGGAAGGGACAAACATCGAAATCCCGCAAGAGACAGAAAGCGTGGAGCCGAAGAAAAAGGAATCGAGAGCGGTCCTGCCGTTCTGCCAATTCCGATTCGGCGACGTGTCTTTCTTCATTTCGCAGGTAGAACTGGACCGGCTGAACGAGAAGTATCAGGAGTACATTGATTCCGGCGCTATCTTGTCCGGCAGCTTCGCCGATTACCTGCTGAAAGGAGTTGAGAATCGTGATTGACTTCGTAGAAAAAGTACCCATCGACGAGGTTACGGGGTCTGAGTACAACCCGCGCTCCATTACGCCCGAGGCGTTAGAGGCGTTGCAGCACAGCATCCGTCGGTTCGGCATGGTGAAGCCTCTGATTGTCAACGCCTCGAATAACGTCATTACCGCCGGCCACCAGCGTAAAAAGGCGGCGACCGCAATCGGGCTGGAATATCTGCCCTGTATCAGAATCAACAGCCCAAATTTGCAGGACGAGATTCTGTTCAACCTCATGCACAACTCGATTGAGACGAGCAAGACCACTGTTCGCGTTGAGGAGTTCACCGTGGGCGGCTACCATTACTGCCCGTCTGACAAAATCAAAATCGAGAGCGAACCGAAGAACGTGCTCATCTGTTCCGAAATTACCAAGCTGATGTCACGTTACGGTGAGTGGGGTAGCATCGTCACCGACGGCGACGGCAACGTTATCCTCAATTCCGAGTATGCCTACTGCTCCAAGAAGCTGGGCTACGGTGTCCTGTGTTACGCCATCCGCAACGAGGATGTGCCGGAGTTTTTGGAGTGCATGGGCGTTGAGTACGGCAAGTACAACTTCGACAACCTCGGTGTTCAGACCTACCACCAGTTCCTTGCGCAGCCGAAGCGCCTGAGTACGGATGGCCGGCAGTCTAACTCCTCCGTCTTGTATGAGAAGTATCTGATTCCGCGTTTGCAGAAGTCCGATAGTATCATCGACATCGGGGCTGGCCGAATGGCTTACGTCAAGCTGCTGAAGTCCAAGGGCTACGACATTCACGCCTATGAGCCTTCTCTGATGGTGAAGGGCGCGAACAAGCTGGACATGAAGGGCATCATCGCCAATATCCTCGATGCGGAGCGGGCGGTCAGATCACGCGGCCTGTTTGACTACTGCGTCTTGGAGGCCGTCATCAATTCCGTCGTGGACGATGAGTTCGAGAAGGCTGTCCTCACAGCTTGCAACGCCGTCCTGAAGGCCGAAGGCACTCTGGTCACTTGCACCCGCAACCTTGCCTATGTGGAGAAGGCTTACGACAAGACCAAGCTGTCTGCTGGCGCGGGGGACTGCCTCTGGTATCTGGATGATAAGAACTACACGCTGGGTGTGACGAACGGCATCGTATTCAAGCAGAAGTTCCATACACGTGAGAGCTACGTTTCTCTCCTCGAAAACTATTTTGAGGAAGTTGGCGTCCTCGCCTGTAACGCTGGCTACATTTACTGCGCTTGTACGAGGCCGAAGCAGCTCCCGCGTGAAGTCTACGAGGAATACCTTGAAAAAGAGCTGAACATCGAGTACCCCGGCGGTTTTAAGCACAACAAGCACGTGGGTCTGATGACCGCCCTGATTGAAAAGGTAGCGGAGAGGTATGGCTAATGAGAAGAAAAGAAAGGACCTGTTCGAGCAGTGGATAGAGGCTGGCGAGGTCGAAAATAACCTTGCCATCGTGCAATCCCTGTCAATGCAGGGTAAGTCGATGGAAGAAATCGCAAGTGCGTTTGACATCACGCGACGCACCCTGCAAAAGCTCCAAAAGGAGCACCCCGCTTTGAAGAAGGCCATTGATTCAGGCCGCCTTTCCGTTGTAGCGATGTGTCAGAACAAGCTGATGGAGCGGGTTGTAAATGGCGATACTACCGCCATCATTTACGCCCTGAAGGTTTACGGTGGCGACTTCTTCAATGACAGGAAGGCTGTCGAGGCTAAAATCACCGGCGGGCCGATTTCTGTTCAGCCGCAGGTCCAAATCTATCTGCCTGAAAGAGATTCGGAGGTTGGTGAGAATGGCAAGAAGAAAGAGTGAGCCTGAAAACAAGCCCATCATCATTCGTCCACAGCAGGGCAAGCAGGAGCTTTTCTTGCGGTCTCCCGCCGACATCTGCATTTATGGCGGGGCTGCGGGTGGCGGCAAGACATACGCGCTTTTACTGGAATGCCTGCGGCACATCGACAACAAACTGTTTGAGGCCGTGATATTCCGGCAATCCCGGCCTCAGATTATGAGCGCCGGCGGCTTGTACGCCACAAGCCAAGAGATTTACCCTTACCTCGGAGCGACGAGCGTTTTGACCCCGAATGTGCAGTGGAGGTTTCAATCCGGCGCGAAGGTCACGTTCGCCCATATGTTCTACGAGAAGGAGAAGTACAACTGGCAGGGTTCTCAGATCCCGCTCTTGATGTTTGACGAACTCGTCCACTTCACAGAGAGCCAGTTTTTCTATATGTTCTCCCGAAACCGTTCTACCTGCGGGGTTAAGCCCTATATTCGCGCTACCTGCAACCCTGACGGGGAAAGCTGGGTGGCAAAGTTCATCGACTGGTGGATTGACCCCGAAACGGGTTATGCCGACGAGAGCCGGTGCGGAAAGCTGCGGTATTTCGTGCGGCGAAACAACATCCTCCACTGGGCCGATACCCCGCAGGAACTGTATGAGACGTTCAACCTCTACACCCCGGAAGACCAGGAGGATGTGAAATCTGTCTCCTTCATCAGTGCCAAGCTGTCTGACAACAAGGCCATGATGAAACATGACCCCGGTTACATGGGTGCTCTGAGGGCCATGTCAGAGTTCGACCAAGAGCAGCTCTTGAACGGCAACTGGAAAATCCGCAGGTCTGCGGGCCACTACTTCAAGCGGTCCAAGATTGGTCAGATGTTCCACGCAACCCCGACTGACGTCATTCGATGGGTTCGTGCGTGGGACTTGGCTGCTACGTCCCCAGAAGAAGCTGACGAGCTGGACGGCTTGCCGCAAGCACTCCGTAAGAACAGTCGCAGCGACAGCAGCGCATACACAGCCGGCGTTCTTCTCGGAAAACGGAGAAATGGCCGCATCTTTGTTGCGGATGTGATAAACGTCCGAGAAAATGGTGCGGATGTGCGTAAGCTCATCCTTAACACCGCCCAAAGTGATAACGCTCTATATGGAAACGTGACCGTCAGGTTGCCGCAGGACCCCGGGCAGGCCGGCAAAGACCAAGCCCAGAGTTTCGTGCGGATGCTTGGCGGTTTTACTGTAACCACTTCGCTCGAAAGCGGAGATAAGGTAACGCGGGCAGAACCGTTCTCCTCTCAATGGCTGGCCGGCAACGTGGACGTTAAGATAGCCGAGTGGAACGACGATTACTTCCGGCAGCTTGAAAACTTCCCGGTCGGCAAGCTCAAAGATATGGTAGACGCCTCGGCCAATGCCTATTTAGAGCTGGAAAACTCTAAGCCAGAGTTCGGCTTCTCCTTCAGTTGAGGTGAAATATGAGAATTTTTAACATCGAAATCACGAGACGAAAAGTGCGGGACGAGTACATGAGTTCGGCCCGTGACAGCTTCGTCTCCCGTTGGGCGCGACCGCCCTCTATGAACACAGCCGAATGGCTGGATATGTTCTCGAAAAGCCCCCGGCTTGCGGTCGTGGACCGCATTGCAAGCGACATCGCCAACGTGGGTGGCAAGCTGCTGCGAGTGAACCCGGACGGCTCTGAAACTGAAATCACAAAGCATCGGTTCCTCGACTTCATGGAGCAGCCTAACCCACTTTATGAGATGACGAGTTCTGCCGTGTGGCGGCTCCACGAAATCTACCTGATGCTCGTCGGTGAGAGCTTCTTCCTCATTGAGCGGGATGAACTCAATCGCCCCATCGAGCTGTGGAACGTCCCTCCGCACTGGGTCAAAATGACGCCATATCTCGGCAATCCCAGCTACATAATTACGTCTCCCGGCGGCTTGACCATGACCGTTCCGGTGGATGATATGTTCGTGATGAAGCAGCTAAATCCGCTCGACCCGTTCATGCGGGGTCTCGGTATCGCTGAGAGCATTGCGGACGAGGTGGAAATTGACGAGTACGCCGCTCAGTTCCAAAAGCGGTTTTTCTACAATGACGCCACGCCCCCAGTAGTGTTTCTTATGCCGGACGCTACACCTGACCAGCGGGACGCATTTCTGGCCCGCTGGAATCAGAAGCACAAAGGCGTTGAGAACAGCCACCGCGCAGCAGCTTTGTCAGGGAACGTAGACGTCAAGGAGCTGGGGAGCAGCGATGGTAAAAACCTTGGCTTTATTGAAAGCCGCACTGCCATGCGTGACGCCGTGCTGGAACATTTCGGGGTGCCAAGAGAAATCATGGGTATCACCGAAAACAGCAACCGTTCCACAGCCGACGCTGCGCAATACATCTACGCCAAAAACGTGCTCATGCCGCGCATCCGGGCGCGAGAGGAGGCCATCAACAAGCAGCTCCTCCCGCTGTTCGGGGAAGGGCTGGTGTGGCGCTATGACCCTGTTGTTCCTTACGACCAAGACTTCAATAAAGCGAAAGCCCTTGAAGCCTACAATGCGGGGTTGCTCACCAAGAATGAGGCCCGTGGGTTACTCGACCTTCCTGATACCGAGGGCGGCAACGTGTTCAAGGTTTCCATCAACGACCTGTTTCTGAGCGAAACGGATGACCCCGCAGAGGTCTCACAAACGCTGTTGCAGGAAGACATGGCCGCTATGGACATTCCTGAGCACGGAGAGAAAAAAGACCGCCGCATGAACCCCACCGCCCTTCTCAGACGTGAGGCAGCGGCTGTCCGGGAGAATTCCAGACTATTTGAGGCTGCCATCAGCAAGCACTTTGCTGGGCAGGAAGCTGCCATCTCCGCAGCCCTCGGGTTGACTGAAAAGGCCGATACGCCCGATGCGTTATCGTCTTTGGCGGATTACCTGTTGCCTGATGGCACTTTCGACCCTGAGCTTTGGGAGATGCTGCCGGAGATCGAGCAGCAGCGGCTTGCCGATGCCATCGCGTCAGGTCTGCTTGACTGGAACGCTGAGGCTGAAAAGTTGGCGAACCTGTTTAACCCGCTATGGAAACGGACTTATGATGAAGGCGCTGACATCAGTGAGAGCATCTACGGTCTGTCTGTTGAGGAAAGGCCGGAATTCGTGTCCTCAGCCAAAGTAAATGGCGCTCGGCGCATTGTCGGCATTGAGCAAACTACTCAGCGCAAAATCTCGGATATTGTGGTTCGCTGCGTGTCGGATGGCGTCAGCCAGCACACACTGCGGAAAGCCATCCAAGACGAGATGAAAGACGCATCCGCTGCGCGTGTGAAAATCATTGCGCGGCAGGAAACCATGACCGCGCTTGCCACCGGCCAATTCGATATGATGAAGTCGGCGGGCGCTAAAACAAAGACGTGGCACCACAGGCCGCAGAAAAATCCACGCGATGGCTCTCGTGGCCCAAACCACGTCATACTTGACGGCGAGACAGTGGCGATTGATGCCAAGTTCTCTAACGGTCTCCGATTCCCGAGAGACCCGCAGGACCCTCGCCCCGAGGAGCTTATCAACTGCCGTTGTTATCTGACATACGGCGGTTTTTAAGATGCCCTAATCTCTGAGGAAAGGAGGAAACCCGTATGGCAATTAAGGGAAAACGAGCTGCCGGTGTAACGCCGGAGCCGAAAGCCTCTACACGTGAGTACAAAGCGTTCAAGTTTGAACTGGAAAGCTCTGATGAGAGTGGCGAGTTCTCTGGGTATGCCGCAGTCTTTGGAAACAGGGACAGCGGTGATGACATCATCGAGAAAGGCGCGTTCTCCAAGACCATCAGAGAGGATTTTGACCGCATCAAAATCCTCGCGCTGCACAACGATTGCTGGCTCCCTGTCGGCAAGCCGCTTGAACTGCGCGAGGATGGAAAAGGTCTTTTCATCCGGGGCAAAATCAGCGACACATCAATGGGCCGCGATATTCGGACGCTTTTGAGAGATGGCGTTCTGACTGAACTGTCCATCGGCTATGACGCGGTTGCTTTCGACTTCGACAGCGATACCGGTGTCCGGCATCTGAAAGAGATTCGGCTGTGGGAGGTCTCCATCGTTACTTGGGCTATGAATGACCAAGCTAAAGTTGAGGAGGTCAAATCTCTCGCCGAGGATCTCCGTTCCGAAATCAAGGCCGGAAGAATCACCCGAGCGAGGCTCGACGCACTGAAGCCCTTCATTGCGGTTGTCCGCGAGCTGGCCGAAATTCTTGGCCCGTTCTTGGAACCTGCCGCGCCGGAGGATCCCACTGTACAGAACAACATCCAGAAAGCGGGCAAAGGCCCCGCGCAAACCAAAACATCGGGGATTGTGTTTGAAATCGTCCCCGCGCAAAACAGGAGGTAATTCAAATGAAACTTACTCAGGAACAGCTCGCCGAACTGATTGCGAAGGTGTTCGCAAACCTCGACGAGAAGCGCAAGGCCATCAGCGAGGGCGGCGAAAGCTCTCCTATCAGCTTTGGCACTGACGAGATTCTGTCCGAGATTTCCGCTATCCTCGAAGGCATGGAGGGTTCCGAGCCGCCTGTTGGCGAGCCTGTGAATGAGCCTGTCGGCGAGGGTGAGGGCGACCTGAAGGGCGAAGGCGAGGGCGGTAGCCCCGTTTCCCCTGAGTTCATCGCCAAGGTTATCGCCGCTCTGAACGGCGTTAAGACCGCCGAGGGCGCTGGTGAGAACAACGCTCCTGCCGCCGCTCCTGCCGCCGAGCAGAAGGCCGCTCCTGCCGCCCAGCGCAAGTACGCCAACCTGTTCCTCTCTACAGGTGCTTCCCGCGACGGTGGTCAGGCGAGCGGCTTTAAGGCTCGTATGGCCTCCATGTCTGGCCCTGAGCGCCGCAAGGCCGCTTATGGTATGTTTGGCCGCGCCGTGAAGTGCATCCACGCCTCTGGCGGCGATGTCGAGAGAGCCGCTTTCACCGCCGAGCGCAAGTTTGGCGACGCTGAGATGGCTCGTGAGTTCAAAGCCCTGTCTGCCACTTCTCCCGCCGAAGGCGGCTATCTGGTCCCCGAGGTATATGCCAACGAGATCATCGAGCTGCTGTACCCCGCGACTGTTATTTACAGCCTCGGTGCTCGTCGGCTCGGCATGGCGAATGGCAACCTGAACATTCCCAAAATCAAGACCGGTTCCCGCGCTCTGTTCACTGGTGAGAACCGCTCCATTCCCAAGACCGCCCCTCGGTTCGGCAACCTGAAGCTGTCCGCGAAAAAGCTGACCGCCCTCATCCCCATGAGCAACGACCTGCTGCGCTCCACCAATTTTGACAATGACGTCATCGTCGGTCAGGATGTGACCAAACAGATGGCTCTGGGCGTTGACTGGGGCGCTCTGAACGGCACCGGCGGCGAGTTCCAGCCTCTTGGCATCACCAAGAACAAGGGTGTGCTGAATATCGACGTGACCAGTCTGGATGGTGAGTACGCCAGCTCTGCCGGTGTTCTGACCGCCGCTTTCCCCAACTATCTGGTCGCTTCTGTCCTGAAGAACAACGTCTACGCCGATGGTCTGGGCTTTGTGTTCAACACCAGCGTGGAGCAGTTCTTCAAGTCCCTGCGCGACAACGTGGGCAGCTTCATCTTCGCCAAAGAGATGAACGACAACGGCACTCTGGTTGGCTATCCTTACCGCACCACCAACCTGCTGGAAACTGCCAGCGGCAAGACCTCCATCATCTTTGGCAACTGGAATGACCTCGTGATCGGCGAGCAGGGCGCTCTCGAAATCGAGACCAGCCGCGAGGGTTCTTGGACTGACGATGCCGGCAACCTGATTTCCGCGTTCGAGAACGACCAGACCCTGATTCGTGCTATCAACAATGTGGACACCGGCCTCCGTCACGACGAGAGCTTCGCTGTGGCTACCAAGGTCGCTGTCCCTGTCTAATCAAAACAGGAGGTAGCCTAAGATGAAAAGAGAACTGATTCAGAACGTCAAGGTTCAGCCCTATACTTCCGGCGCAGCCCTCGACAGGACAGGGTTCCTGTCCGGTGTCATCGGCGCGGTTATCGGCACTGCTGGCGCGCTGACCCTGACCATCACTCACAGTGATGATAACAGCTCCTACGAGGCTGTCACAGACAAGCTGGTCTTCCCCGAGAAGCAGACCGAAGGCGGCACCTTCACCACCGAGGAGCTGGAAGTGGGCGCCGTCGTGAATATCGACATCGACCTGCTCGGTCTGAAGAACTACGTGAAAATCACCGCGTCCGGCGCTGCTGCTACCAGCACCACGCTGGCCGTTGTGCTGGGCGATAAGCACGTCCAGCCCGTGTAAGGAGGGCCGCGCTATGCCGAGGATTTACAAGCCTGTGGGTCCGACCAGCAATAAGGCCGCCGGCCCCAGCGAAACCAAGACCCCGGCTGCGCCGGAGGTCAAGAAGCCGGAAGTGAAGAAAACGGAAACGGGCGGCGAAAAGTAATCGCCTCCCGTCCGCATAGGAGGTCCTTATGCTTGCAGATAATGCGCTGACAACCCTTGACCGGATGAAGCTGATGCTGGGCCTGTCGGACATCGAGGACGAGAGAACGAACGAGATAGTCACGCTGCTTATTAACAGAGCTTCATCATGGATTGAGCGGCAAATCGGCAGGCATTTGGGCAAGCGTTCGTATCGTCAGTTTTACGATGCGGACGGCCAGCAGGAACTCGTCACGCTGGAATACCCCATCGTCAGTGTTGAGTATGTCAAGGAAGACGGCAAGGAAGTTGACCCGAAAAGCTATGACTATGCTCAAACTGCCGAAATCGGGGTCATCTATCGTGACGAGGGCTGGTTAAAAGCGGGGTATCGCAGAGGTCTTGCATACGACGTCGTTGCGACCAAGAGGGTCATCGAGGTGAGCTACACGGCTGGATATGTCCTGCCGAAAGACGCTACGGACGATGACCCTCAAACCCTGCCCGCTGACCTCGAAGGACTGCTGTGGGATATGGTCTCGCAAGCCTACACCAGCTTGCAGAACGGCTCACAGGGCCTGTCTTCGTTCTCCATTTCCGACGTCACGTGGAACTTCGACAAGTCCACCCCGGAATCATGGCAACAGCTCATCAACCTGTACAGGAGGTATTGATGTGTCAAACGTCAATGAGATCCTCGTAGAATTTGAACGGCTGAAATCGGCTTGCCGAAGTATGGACGGCAAGAAAATTGTTGTCGGAATTGTCGGTGATGGCGTCGATTCAGAAGTTTTGAAAATTGCTGCCGCGCATGAATATGGAACTGATAAGTTGCCTGAACGCTCATTCATTCGAGCCAGTTTCGATGCTGACCAAGATAAGTTGGGCAACATCGTGTCAGGACAGGTCAACAAAGTATTGTCGGGCCAGATTTCAGCAAACGCAGCCGCAAACGCCATCGGTGCTCAGGCGGCGCAGTTAGTACAGAACTTCATCGACGAAAACCGAGTAAAGCCGCCGTCGGACTTCTCCAAGAAAACCCAGCACACAACGCTGTATGAAACCGGTACTCATATCCGAGACCGTATCGCGTTCAAAGTGGAGGAGGAATAAACCGTGTTTTACAACACACCGAGGCTCCCCCGAGCACTGCTGCACATTCTTACGGTAACAAGCCGTACCTTTGTGCGAGGCCCCGGCGGGCAGTCCATGCCGGTCGATGAGCCAGTAAAGTCTTTCTGGGGCGTGGTGCTTCCTCTATCCAATCTGGATTGGAAGCTGCTGCCGGAAGGCTCGTACACGCACAACACCCAGAAGCTCTACACGGATGAGGCTATCGAGATTGAAACCGGTCAGATCATCCGAGACACCTATGACGGGCAGCAATACACCGTCACGCAAAAGCTGTCGCACAACTCCATCCATCCCATGAACCGCTATCTCGTGGAGGGGGTGAAAAAGTGACCTTTGAGCAAATGCGTAACGCCGTCATTGCTGAACTGGAAGCCCATATTGAACGGCCAGTAACGCTGTCGGAGCAGATTTCAGACATCCCGGATTTCCCCTACTGCTACTACAGCGTGTTAGCCCCGCGCATTAACGAACACTCGTTTGGATTGCACGAGGTTGTCCCGACCGGAGAGGATTTCACATTCCGGCGCTCAGAGCCGGTTATGGCAACGATGTCCTTCACCTTTTGCAGTATGAACCGGGAAGCCGGAGGAGGCTACGTGTTCGGTGAAGATGAGGCGTTGGCGCTATGTGAAAAAGCACATGGCTTTTTCTTGCTCAACGGCCACAATCTCCGCACGGTGCGTGGCGACATCGTGGTCAACACAGTCGGCTCAGTAACAAATCGGACCGGATTCTTCGTGGAGGATTCTATTCGCCGCTACGGTTTCGATGTCCGCTTTTCCTATGTGAGAACGGATGAAAAGCCGACTACTACCGTGCTGCATCCGGGCAACCCGGCGGGAAACGCACATTCATAAGAAGGAGGAACGCCTTATGGCAAAAGATGTAATTGTCGTGGTGCAGCGGGACGCTCTGCCCACCGAGAAAGAGAGCCTCGACATCCTTCTCGTGTCCACCACCGGGGCCTATCCGGTAGACACGTATCGGGATGCGGAAAGTGTTAAGGCTATCTTCGGGCCTGACGGTCCCTGCCCCAATGCTAAGGTCGTTCGCAAGGCGACCACCCTGCTCAATCAGGGGAAAACCACTCTTGCGGAATCCCTCGTGGATAAGTTCAAGATTGTAGGCTTCGAGCCGCCCAGCGCATCTCCCGCGACGACTGCGACTTTCGCAATCACGTTCACCGGCGAGCCTTCCATCGCCTCCGACAAAGACCTGTGGGCCAGATTCGGCGGGGATGACAAGGCGGTCGTGGAAATTACCACGGACGCCGAAATCACCACCGCAGCGCAGCTCGCTGCCTTGTTCGCGGACACCACGTTCACCAAAGGTGGCAAGACGTATGCCGCCGCCGTTATCGACGCTACGGTACTCTATACCGCCACTGAAAGCGGCGAAGCTGACACCATCCCTGAGATGGTAGACATTTTTGAGGACGAGCTTCTGAGCCTTCCTGTGGCTGCTGAGGCCACCGCCGAATTTGTCAACGGCACCGATACCGTGAGCGCCGCAGACAACCTTATCAACACCATCAAGCAGTTCCAGTCCGACGTGGACAACGATTGGTATTACCTGCTGACAGACAGAGACGAGGACGAGTACATCATCGCCCTCGCCAAGTTCGCGGAGGCCAGCGAGCCTACCGAGGCGGAGCTGGGCGCAGGTGTTGAGGACCACCGGAAGTTCTACATGGGCCAGACCAGCAACAAGAAGTTCGCCAGCGTGACCTCTCGTGCTGCTGTCATCTACACTGATGAGCAATATCTGAGTGAGGAGCCTGACGCCTCCTACACTGGCAACGTCGGCCCGTTCTACCCGCAGTCCGTGACGTGGAAGTTCAAACGCCCGCAGGATGGCAACGCCGACACCAGCGAGGGCGAGAAACTCATCTCCCTGCCCAAGCTGACCGAGAGCGAACGGAGCATCCTGCTTGATAACCACGTCAACTTCTTGACGGAGGAGTACAAGCGGCAGTACGTGAAGGATGGCACCTGCCTCGATGGCGAGTTCATTGACATCGTGCTCGGCGGTGACTGGATCGCCAAGCGGATGCGCGACCTGCTCTACGATATGCTGCTTGAAAACGCCAACATCAACTATGGCGATGACGGGTTTGGCTTTATCGCTACTGCGGTCCTTCAGGCTCTTGCCGAGGCGGTTGACCTGAATATCATCGCGGTAGACCAGGAGAGCAAGGCCGGCGTTTATACCGTGAATGTTCCGAAGTACGCTGACAGCACTGAGGAGCAGCGCCGCAACCGTGTGATGCCTGACATCACGTGGGAGGCTCTGCTGTCTGGTGCAATCCATCAGGTTAAGACCAAGGGCGTTCTCCGCGTCTCGCTGTAAGAAGGGAGGGATAATCCATGTTGGTAACTTACGACCCCATGAAAGTGAACATTACGTTCAACAACCGGCAGCTTCGGATGTTCGGTGAGAGTATGTTCACCCTCGCCCGCGACGAGGATAACGTCACGCTGAAGAAGGGTGTGAAGGGTGACAGCACCTACATCCTGAACGCGAACAAGGCTGCCAAGCTGACCATCACGCTTCAGCAGGATTCCCCGGATGTCTCTTTCATCGAGCAGTGTGCGGAGCGCAACGTGATGGCGAACCTCGCTGTCACGGACGCGAACGATAACGGCACCGTGATTTTCGCCCAGAACGTCATGGTTTCCAAGCTGCCCGACCGGGCGAGAGCCAAGGAATCCGCGGACGTCACCGTCATCTTCATCATCCCGGATTTGAAGCTGAATAACTGAAACATTGGCTGAAACATTGGGTGAAACATCTTCCTGTAAGTCAAACATTAGACACGAAAGTCGAAGTTTAGGCGGGAAATTCAACCCAATGTTTCAGCCGTAAATGTTTCAAAGTTTCGGCCAATGTTTCATCAATGTTTCAGCGTAAACCCGCATGAATACTGGCTTTTACCCGTTATGAAACATTGAAACATCTATTTCTAATATTAAGCAGAAATAGATCAATTAGAGGGGTTAGGGCATTACCCGTATATCCCTAATACGCCTAAATCGCCTAATTCGCGTATATTATGCGCGCACGAATGTTTCAAAGGAGGATAAGACCTATGGCCCGTACAAAAACCGTTACCGTTGGCGGCACCGATTACCAGCTTCAGAGCGTGACCTTCTCTTGGTACACCAACCTGACCGACCTGTACATCAACCCTTCCAGTGGCCGGAAGAACACCGCGAAGTATGCGGACGCTCTCATCAAGGGCTGCGTTGTGGCCCCGGCTGAAGTCGCCAAAGGCGGCCTGAAATACTTCGACGAGCAAGATGACATCGCCACCCCGAGCGAGCTGGTGCGCGAAATCGAAACCTTTCTTGCGGAGCGAAATAAATCCTAAGACCGCAGAACGCCGTGCGCGTAACAACGAACGTCTGTGGAGGATGGTCTTCTGTATGAGCGGCATCAGCTACTCAGAGCTGAAGGCTATGGACCTGTACGACTTCGCAGAAGCTGAACAGGCCCGCATCCTCTGGCAGACCGAGTGGAATAAAAAAGACTGACCGAAGGGAGGGATGAACCGTGGATGAGGCCCGCAGACTGACGTATAGCATTAACGTCGAAGCGAATACCTCCCGAGCTGAAGCGAATATTCGCAGCATCACGAGCAGCATTGGCAGCCTCGGGGGCAGCCGGATAAACATTGACGCCGACACTTCTCAGGCAGAGGCCAATATCCGAAACGTGACAAGCAGCCTCGGTGGCGTTCATACGCAGGCTCGGTCCGTCGGTTCAGCCTTCCGCAGTTCGTTCCTCGATGGAATTGACAGCGGGGACAGTTTTTCATCGTCCATCCGGTCCGGCGTAGGAGGCGCGTTCACTTACGTCACGGGCAGAGCGAGGGAATTTGCGGATAACGTAACTTCCAACATTTCAAACATCGGGTCGAAATTCGCTCACCCGATCAACACCATCCGTAACGGCTTCGGAAATGCCGTCCAAGGGGCGAAAGACCGCCTCATTGATATGGCCCGAAGTGCTCAACAGGCATCTACTCAAACAACTGCACTCGGAAATGCCGCAGGTGGCGCTCGCGGGAATGTGGACGGTTTGGGAGACGCTGCGGATGAATCCAGCGAGAAGTTCGGACGCCTTGGGGGTGTCCTTAAAGGTGTGGGTGCTTCCGTTGCAGCAGTGAGCGCCGCCGCTGTGGCGGGGGCTGTCGCCATTGGTAAGCAGGTTGTGTCGGCTTATGCCGAGTATGAGCAGCTCATCGGTGGCGTTGACACTCTGTTCGGCAGCGCGTCTGGAAAGGTTCAGGAATATGCCTCAAACGCTTTCCAGACAGCAGGTATGTCTGCGAACAACTACATGAACCTCGCCACGAGCTTTTCCGCGAGTATGATTAGTTCTCTTGGCGGGGACACCGCAGCGGCGGCAGAGCAGGTTGACTTGGCGATTACGGATATGTCCGACAACGCCAATAAGATGGGCACTGATATGGAACTCATTCAGAATGCCTATCGTGGGTTCTCCATGCAGAACTTCACGATGCTGGACAACCTGAAGCTCGGCTACAGCGGTACGCAGGAAGAAATGCAGCGTCTGCTGGATGACGCAGGGAAGCTCGCCGGGAAAACATTTGACATAACCTCTTTCTCGGATATTACCGAAGCCATCCACGTCATCCAGACTGAGATGGGCATTACAGGTACTACGGCGAAGGAGGCCGCTGAGACCATCAGTGGTTCGTGGGCAAGCACCAAAGCTGCCATGCAGAACTTGTTTGCCGGTCTCGGCAACGAGAATGCAGACATCGGCAAGCTGGTGAACGACGTCACGAGCAATTTCAGCAACGTGGTGAAAAACGTCACCCCGATTGTTGAAAACCTCGCAGCCGCTTTGCCGGAGGCGTTGGGACAGGCCATCCCGGCTATTGGTGAGCTGTTACCGCCCCTTGTCGAAGCAGCAGCGGGCATTTTTGATGAGGTACTTAGTTCCATCATAGGGCTGCTGCCGGAGCTGGCTCCGGTGGCCGTGGACGCTGTGCTGATGATAGCGCAGACCCTTGTCGAGAACGTGCCGGTGATTGCAGACGCAGCCATCCAGTTGGTGAACGGCCTGATTACCTCGGTGGGCCAGATGCTCCCGACGCTCATCCCGGAGTTCGTGAACGCCATCGTGTCGGTGGCGACTTCGCTCATCGACAACATCCCGATGCTGATTGATGCAGGTATGCAGCTCCTGAGCGGGCTGGCAGAGGGCATTATGACCGCCCTGCCGCAGCTCATCGAGCAGATTCCCCTCATCATCGACGGCATCATCGTGGCGCTGACAGAGAGCTTGCCGCTCATCTTGGAGCAGGGCGCGGCCATCATTATGAACCTCGTGCAAGGCATCGTAGACACGGTGCCGCTGCTGCTCGAACAGCTCCCGGTCATCATCGAATCGCTCATCACGTTCTTCACGGAGAATATGCCGCTCATCTTGGAGCAGGGCATCCAGATCCTGACGAACTTGGCGATGGGCATTGTTCAGGCTATTCCGGCTCTTCTGGAACAGCTACCGGCCATCATCACGTCGATTGCTGACACGCTGGTGGCGAATATGCCGATGATTCTTGAAACCGGTATGCAGCTACTGCTTCAGCTCGCAAGTGGTATCATTCAAGCCATCCCGCAGCTCGTAGCGCAGTTGCCGCAAATCATCTCGGCAATCGTGAGCGGCATCGGGGCGCTCATGGGTGGCATCATCAACATCGGCAAAAGCATTGTCGAGGGCATTTGGAGCGGTATTTCGTCCATGATTGGCTGGATTACCGACAAGGTGACAGGCTTCTTCAGCGGCATCGTCAACGGCGTGAAGGGCTTGCTGGGCATCAACTCCCCGTCGAAAGTGTTCTCCGACCAAGTTGGTACGAACATGGCCCTCGGCGTGGGTGAAGGTTTCGAGAAGACAATGGGCGGCGTCCGAAAGGACATCGAGGGCGCTATCCCCACCGAGTTCAACCTGCCGTCCGTAAACGCGCCGGCGGTAGAGGATGTCACTTACGGCGTCAACCCCGTGGTCAGCGGCTTCGACCCGGCCTCTGTGACCGGGCAGGTCTCTCAGATTGTCATGGTAAGCCCGGAGCTGCTGCGGCTGCTGTCCAGCGGCGCGGGCGTCACCCAAGTTACCGGTCCCGAGCAGCCCGCTCCTGCGGGCGACGAGGGTGGCTCTGGCGACAGGCCGCAGCCGGTTGACATCGACACCGGCGACCCGGACTTCCCCACGGACAGCGGTTCCCCTGTGACGCCGTTCTCTCCGCAAATCACGGTCAACGTGTATGGTGAGGTCTCCGAGGAGACCGTGGACAATATGCGCGATTCCCTGCGAGATACTGTCCGCGAGCTGTATGACGAGTTCCGTGAGGAGGAGTTGCAGCAGATGTCCCTGAAGAACCAGTATTCCTTCTGATTGGAGGTGTCGAAATGGCTTATACGCTCACCGGGCGAAAGGGCGGGACGGTCCGTTTCGTGCCTTTTGAAAACGGCGTGGTCGAGAAAGAGAGCGAGAGCTACAGCAGCTCTGTGACCTCCAACCCGGTGGAGGACGGGGCTGACATCAACGACCACGTGAACAACGCTGCGGGCCAGCTTACGATTTCAGGCACCATCGTGGGCGGGGACAGCGCCATCAACGCGCTGAAGGCCATGCGGGAATCCCGTGACATCATCACGTACACCGGCGTGACCCGCATGACGAACCTCGTGTTCACCAGTCTGAAGTTTGACCGCAGCTACAAAAACCGGAACGGCGCGTCCTTCTCAGCCACGCTGAAGCAGGTGCGGCTCGTTTCGTCTGAGTTCGTCCCGATGGATTCCGAAGTCCTGATGTCCAGTCAGGACGCCGGCAAGACGGACAACCAGCAGCTGGCGAAAACCGCAAGCATGGGAATGACCACCGCCTCCCTGCAATCGGTCAGCTCTGCCAGTGCGGAGCGTTACAGGGAGGCATACGATACGCCGAGCAGCTCTGCCCCGCTGACGCGGAGCACGGGCAGCTACGACGGTCTGGCAGTTTGACAGGAGGTGATAGAGTATGGCGCTGCAACTGATTGACCTGAACGAAGACGTTGAGTACATCGACATTGACGTGTCGAAGGTGCCGTACTCTTTCTCCATCAAGCTGACGGATAAGACGTACACGTTCACCGTCAAGTACAACGAGGTCGGGAAGTTCTTCACCGTTGACCTTCTTGACCTCAACGGTGACGTGCTTGTGTTCGGAGAAATCATCCGGTATGGCAGGGCGTTGTTCAACGTCGTGGAAGACGAGCGGTTTCCGCTGCCGGTCATCATCCCCGTCTGCATCACGGGTGAGGCAATCTCCGAGGTGACGCCTGAGAACTTCGGCAAGGAAGTCAAGCTCTACCTCTACGAAAGGAAGGTGGAGTAAGATGGCGTTTTGGATTCGGGAAGCTACGCTGGTCATCGGGAACAAGAAGTACACGCTCGGCGAGCTGGACTTCAAGTTTAGCATCCCGTTTGATGACAGCGATGAGCCGCCGGTGGCGACGGTGACGGTGACGAACCTCTCCGCAAATACCCGCGCCAACATCAAAAAGAACGACCCGGTTATCCTGAACGCCGGGTACGAGGGCGATGTTGGCTGCATTTTGATTGGAAAAGTGGTCGGCTTGAAACACAAGCAGTCCAACACGGACTGGACCTCCACACTGACCGTCCAGCCCTGCGCCGACGAGATTCTCGGCAAGCTCATCAACAAGACCTACGTGCAGAACTCCAAGGCGTCAGCCATCGTGAAAGACCTGCTGAACATCTTTGGCGTTGAGGTCTCGAAATGTGAGCTGACTACCGACGTGAGTTACCCGCGCGGGCGGGTCTGCCGGGGCAATCTGAAGCAGGTGCTGACGGAGATCGTGGTGAATGAGTGCAAGAGCCGCTTTATCATACGGACCACAGGGCAAATCTACATCACCAAGGCCGATGACGGCATTGACAACGGCCTGACCCTCACACCGGCCAACGGGTTGCTCCGGGCCGATGAGGAGAAGGTGCAGATTCCGGTGGAGACCGACCTGAACTCTCAGACCACCGGTGAGGACCGGGACGAGGACACCATCTCCCGCTCCTGTCTGCTCAACTATCGCGTGGCTACCGCAGAGGTCATTAAAATACAGTCGGCTGACCTGAATGGCCGCTTCATTGTCGTGGAAGGCAAGCACAGCGGCGGTAGGACCAGCGACTGGGAGACCTCGATGGAGCTGAGGCCGTACTAAGGAGGTGAGCCGATGCCGAACGTAAAGCCCTATAACTACCAGCAAATCCACGACCGGCGGCTGGCTGAATCCATCTGCGTGGCGGCGGTCGTGTCAGTGACGGCGTTCGACCCAGCCAAAATGACGGTTGACGTCCAGCCCCTGTCCAAGCACTTGCAGAACGGCAAATATGAGAGCCAGCCGCCTATTCTGAGCATCCCCGTCGCTTGCACCCGCAGCGGCGGTTTCATCATTCGCCCGTGGATTAAGGCGGGCGACGTGGGCGTGGTGCTCTACCTCGACCACGACATGGACAGCACCGTGAGCGGGGCGAAAGAGGCCCAGCCGCTCACCGAACGTAACCATGCCACCACGGATGCCGTATTCGTCGGCGGCATCGTGGCGGGCAGCTACACGGTGCAGGGTCTCCCCAGCGAAGCCCTTGTCCTCGCAACGGATGACGGCAGCGTCTATGTCGCGGTCACGAAAGGCGAGGTGCAAATCAAGGGCGACGTCCACGTGGAGGGTAAAATCACGGCCTCGCAGGACATCGTGGCCGAGGAGCGCGTCAGCGGAGCGCACCACACCCATCCGGGCGATTCCGGCGGCATGACCGGGCAGCCTGTATAGGAGGTGGCGGCGCATGGAAAATATGACCCTGCTGATTGACCCTGAGACCCGTGACTTGGTGCTGGACGAGGAAGGCCACTTCACGAAGATTTTTGACCGTGACACCACGGTCCAGAACGTCCGACACGCCCTGCTGACGTGGAAGGCTGAGTTCTTCGCAGATTCCGTTCATGGCACCGACTATGAACGGATTCTCGGCGTCAACCAGAATGACGTGGACGAGGAGGAAATTAAGGAAATCATGCGGGAGGCCATCTTTCAGGAACCGGACGTCTCCCGGATTGATTCAATGACCGTTTCCTATGACGGCAGGAGCGTCTCCGTGGCCTTCACTGCGACGCTCGTAACGAAAGAGACCATCACATTGGAGGTGACAGCATAATGGCGAAAACCACAGACTGGGGCCTGACTGACGCCGGTTTCAGACGCCCCACCTACGCAGAGCTGCTGGATGCGCTCGAATACAAGGCGCGTGAGCTGTTCGGCTCCAAAGCCAACCTGACCGTGCGCTCTCCGCTGGGTATCTTCCTGCGGATTTACGCTTGGATGCTCAACCTCCTGTTCTCCACCCTCGAAGACGTCTACAACAGCCGGTTCGTAGACACGGCGGTAGGCCACAGCCTGTACAACCTCGGACGGGCAATCGGCCTACGGCTGCTCGGGGCGCAGAAAGCCGTGGGCTACCTCACCTTTACCGGTGAGATAGGCACGGAGGTCCCGGAAGGCTACCTTGCGGAGACCATTGCGGGGCAGCAGTACATTACGCTTCAGTCCGGCGTCATCCTCGACGGCAGCATCACGCTCCCGGCCTCTGCTGTGGTGGCCGGTCCTGACGGGAACACGGACGCCGGTACGATTACCATTATCACCAACCCGAAGACAGGTATCACGGCGGTTACAAACGCCGCGTCGTTCGAGGGCGGGCGCAACACCGAAACGGACGACGAGTTCCGCGCCCGGTATTACGTCTCCACGGACTTCGCCGGCGGCGTCAACCTCGACGCCATTATCGCCGCGATCTATGAGAATGTCGAGGCCGTCATCGCTGTGACCGGCGAGGAGAACGACACCGACGAGACTAACGCCAGCGGCTTGCCGCCCCACTCCATCGAGCTGGTGGTGTACGGCGGGTTGGACGAGGAGATCGCCAAGTCCATTCACCGCAGGAAGGGCGCGGGCATTCAGACATACGGCAATGTGACCGTGCCGGTGGTAGACGCCGCCGGGAACATCAAGAATATCTGTTTCAGCCGTCCCGCGCCGGTGAACGTTTGGGTGAAGGTGTTCAACCTCCAAACCGACAACACCTTTCCGCTGGACGGCATCGAGCAAATCAAGCAGCGGCTCGCGGAGTATATCGGCTCCGACACGCGCGGCGGCTTGAATATCGGCCAGAACGTCATCTGCGTGGCCCTCCCGACGGAGGTTTTCAAGGTCCAAGGCGTCGTAGACTTCGACCTGCAAATCAGCTCTGACGGGGAGACCTACAGCTGGAAGAATATCACCATCGCGGCCCGCGAGAAGGCGGTCACGAATGAGGATATGGTGGTGGTCGAATGAGCAATAAGTTCCTCTCCAAAATGCTGTACGCGCTGACCAGCGCCTACAGCCGAAAAGACTACGACAACGTGCAGTTGGGCCTCCCGCTGGAAACCAACATTGGCAAGCTGTTCTCCATCCTTGCATGGGGCCTCGAAACTGTCGAGGAGCAGGCCGAGCTGGTACGACTGTGGGATGACCTTGACTATGCCTGTGGCTCTGTGCTTGACCGCTATGGCGCGAACTTCGGCGTTAAGCGGGTCAGTTCTGACGATAGATTCTACCGGCTCGCCATCAAGGTGAAAATCATGGCGCAGCTCTCGGGCGGCGACACGGACACGGTGATTCGGGCAGCAGCTATGCTGCTTGATGTGGAGCAGAGCGATGTGCTGCTGGAAGATGTGTTTCCGGCCAAGATCGCCTTGTATGTAGACACCAGCCTGCTGTCTCCCGACCGGGAGGAGCTGATTGAGCCTATCGCCTATGCCATCAAGCGGATTTTGGTGGCAGGCGTCGGGATGCGGCTCTACCTCCGCACCTACCGCACCTACCGCTACGACCTGACCTTGCTGCGCTGCGGGTTCGTGGACACGGACGTGTCTGCCGTGCCGGTGGGCCAAGACAGAGAAAGCACAGATGTGCTGGGCGTCAACTTTGGCGGGTATTTGGGGGCAAAGTTCGCGCCTCCTCCGTTCAGTGCTGATAGGACCGCCCAGATGCCCGTCCAGCTCTCGCGTGGAGCCGTTCAGACGCCTACCCTGACATCTACCCCGCCCGACGTGAAAAGGGCGCACAGAGGCCGTCAGGACGGTGCAGGAGGGGTTGTCTATCACACGCACATCAAATCCAAGAGAATTGACTAAGAAGGAGGAGCGATTATGTCCAAGTTTGAAGACGGGAGCTACGGTTCCCTCACCGGCGTAAGTCTGATTGGCAAAGTCCTCGCGGGTAGATGCTCGATGAAGTACACGAGGGCGGCGGCGGGCAGCGGCCAGATTCCCGAAGGCATGACGCCGAAGACCATGACCGGGTCTGCCGGGTATGTCATGGACGCGATGATTGCCGCCGTGACAAACCCCGTGGACGGCGAGTGCCAAGTCACGGTCCAAATCAAGAGCGACAATGTGGAGACGGGCTTTTACCTGACGAACATCGTGCTCTTTGCTGAGGACCCGGACGAGGGCGAAGTCCCGTTCACCTACCTGTCCCTTGAAAATGAGCCGGAGTGGATTCGCCCTGCAAGCTCCATCGTGGGCAAGCTCGCCACGTTCGACCTCATCGCGGCGGTGGGCGACGTTGACGCCGTGACCGCCATCATCGACCCGGAGGCAATCGCCACTGTCGCCCACGTGCAGCAGATGATTGCCGACCACAACTCCGACCCCAACGCCCACGGCGGCAGTCTGGGCGGCGGTGGCGATGTGGCCGAGGTCGAAATCACGATT